GCATTACCAGCTTGTGTATATACACCACCAGATCCACCGCCACCAATAGCAGTAACAGTAATATTGTCTATTCCAGTTGGAAGACTAAATGAATAATTACCAGCTGTAGTATAAAGGTATTCATTGGTTTCATAAACTGGTTGTCCTTCATTATTAATTGTTCTTCCACCAACTACAGATGCACCATCAAACTTTTTAAACAATGGTGTTGGTGTGTATGTAAAATCAACAAATTGACCAGAAGATCCAGAAGCATAAAAATTTCCATTTGATTTTTTTGTTCCTGGACCAGCATCTCCACCGCTATAGTTAAACAGATCGTATGTTGCTATATTTTGTCCACTCAATTTTTTCTTTGATAGTGCATGACTATGAGTTAGTTTGATAGATCCAGATGGACTAAATGGTAAAATTTTACCATTCTTATTTTTATATCCAGTTAGATATGGATCATATGCAGATGTTCCTGGAAATCCCTGAACATTTGGAGCTTCAGAGTGTAATAGTTGGTGAACATGTTGTGGTGGTCCTGGTAAATCATTATCAGTTAATGTAACTGTTACAACTTGAGATCCAGTAAGAGTTCCAGTGACAGTACCAATTACATCCGTATAACCAGTTGTTTTAACTGTTCCTAAGTTAAAATATCCTTTTTGTGAATTTTTAGAAAAGTACCAATAACCACCAACACTTCCCAATCCAACTTGCATTTCTATATTACCAATCGTTGGAGATCCACTTCCATAAACTGGACCATATCCAACAATTTTTTTAGCAAGAAGGTCTGGAACATTAAATGTTCCTAGATTTTCCTCTGGCCAAAACTCAAAAACATTTTCTTGAGTTATACCAGTAACAGATCCCTCGGAATTAATTCTGACAGAAAATGTTGCTCCAACTCCGCCACCAGTATTTGCTAAAGTTATAGTTGGCGGAGAAGTATATCCAGCTCCTGGTTTGATTAGAGTAATAGAAGTTATTTTTCCAGAAGAAACTATGACAGTTCCAGTAGCAGTAACTCCACCAGTTGGAGCAGCAGAAAAAGTTGCAGTTGTATTGGAAGAATATCCACTTCCCTGTGTTAATACCGTAACTCCTTGACCAGGAGTACCACCATATTCATTACCAATGGCAGCATAAAGTAACGGATAATCTTTTATATTATACTCAGAACCATCACAATAAAGATATCCTCTATATTGATATTCTGGATTATTTTCTGGATATCCGTTTCCTAAACTATCAACATATGAAGTAGTTCCATTTACTGGCACTGTTGATGGAAGATACTTGGAATCGTAAGAATTTTTACTTGCCTTAGTTTTGAATACGTTGATAATAGTTCCAACAGAAACAGTATCAGGACCTTTTTCCTGATAGAAATTTTTTCTATTATTTCTGTATGCAGGATTTTGTGCTACCATTTTAAATCTTGATTAAATATTCCAACACAATAAAAGGAGAAGATGCAGAATTTATAGATGCTACAGTTGATGGTGTTAATTGTATTGTAGTATTTAGAGCGTCTGGTTCCAACAAAAGCGAATCAGTGACGATCGCAAATGTATGATCTTCCCTCGTTACAACAATTTTATGATTGTGTATGGTTGGATCTCCAGTTATGTCAACTTCTTCAGTTTCTGTTGCCACATTTTTTGCTTGAGGAAAAGATTCCAATTCAGTTATGTTTGAATTCAATGGCAACACATCGGACAAAGGACTTCCTTTCCAATCTATAGGAACGCCAGCTTTTCCAGTTTGATATGTTGCTGGAGCTGTACCAGATTGACCCCATGATACGCCATTAGAAGAAGTACTACTACAAATACCAAGTCCAGATTGATAGTTTTGAAATCTTGTTCCATCAAATCCAAACCAGTTTTGGGAAAGATCGTAAGTTACACCGTTTGCCAATAAACAATAGCATTTCAAACTACTAAAAGAACATCCAGAATCGCAGAAATTAAAATATACTGTATACTGAGTAATTGGAAATGGAATTGGAGTAATCACCTGGGTTGTTGGAGTAGCAGTTCCAGACAAAGTTCCAGATGCAATAGCCCAACATGCTGGTTGGTTGCTTCCAGCGGATCCTCCACCACCGCCTCCACCATATTTTGTAGCATCTAACCATTTACTAACATCAATAGTTGATGCTGTATCAAAATATGTTGTTCCAGTTGGAGTATCATTTGTTCCACCAGTTAATGTAGTATCTTCTGTATATCCACCAGAAAATCCAACTCTAACAATTCCACACATATCAAAACAGTTTGCATTTCCAGGCGGTGTAATAGTAGAATCTTGTTCCACTCCAGCAGGATCACCAGTGCTTACAACAACTTGTCTAAATTCTATGGTGTGAGTACCATTTTGCCATTGAGCAGGAATTGGAAGAGTTTGACTTAGCCAACTTGCATATTGCGTGTCATATGAAGACAATGATAATCCAGACTCTTGTCTAGAAGGGAGAATTGGATCAGTGCTTTTAGATCCATCTGGCCAGTATATAAAAATGCCTTCGCCAACATCGTTTGGTCTTTCTCCACCGTTGGCATCATTACCAACAATTGCAGTAACTGTGAGTAGGGTATAACCAGTAAAATTTAATGTAACACTATATTTTCTCGTGGTAATCAAAGAGCTGCTGTATGTTCCGCCAAAAGCAACATATCCAGATCCAAATCCAGGATTAACAAATCCTCCAATTTCTCCAACTCCAGTGCCAAAACCAACAAATGCAGTTCCATTATACTGAGGATTGATGGTTCCAGCGTTTGCCAAATAGTTGATGTCATCTAGAGGAATAACACCACCAGTTGCTGCCGATTTTGGTTTAATTCTAACTCTATTTGTTGAGGAGAAGTGCATATGGGGGTGAATAGCAGCTGCATCAACAGCTTCTTCATCTGTATAACTATTTGTTCCCCAAGTCCACGATGGTTTTCCTTTTAGTGGTATGGTTTGTGATGGAATAACAAACTTTCCACTATATGTTACATCAGCTACTTCTCCAACGTTTGAAGTTGCAGTGATACCAATTCCAGATCTTTTGATAAACAATCCAGCTTGTGTTTCTTCAATGATATTATTGTATACACCAGTATCTCCACCAGATGTTGGTTTGGGGTATTTTGATCCTAAATCTGGAACGACAAACTCATCATCACCCAACTGTATTAGTGGTTCATTATTTTCATCAAATTTGGTAAATTTGCAATTCTGACCAGTTCCACAAATTTCTGCTAGGGAAGGATAATCTTTAGCATTATACTTTGCACCATTACATCTCAAATATCCAGCTGGTAAGGCAGCGATAGAATCTGGACTGTTTGGATTACCAGGCGAAACAAATTCAACTGGCCAAATAATTATACTGCCGCTTAAAGTTCCATATTTACTTCTTTCTCGGGTATAATGCGCTGCCATTAGTATGCTCTAATTATATACACGATATTCAGCGATGGATTTGCCACATTCGCTAATATATTTAGCGCACCGTTAATGGGGTTTGGGTTGATATCGCCCTTACTGACATCATTAACTGGGTGTGTGGTTGGTCCTTTCAATCCCTCTCCCATAATAAGTTCAAAAGTGCCATGATTGTGAGAACCAAAGGTATTTCCAGCTGGATCTTGACCTGCTGGAACAGTATTCATTGAGGTTGGATATGCACCATGCCTAAAACTAACATCAACATTTTTTGTTCCCGACCCGCCAATGTTTTGACTTAACTCAATTTCATATGCATATGTTTCTGGAGTTTCTCCTGTTCTGGTGATATTCAATATCTGAGTGCCTTTTGCAATATAAACTGTGTCTTGCAAATTTGAAGTAACAAACATGAATGGAACAATTGAATCAAAATTATTTCCAATGCTATTGTTGCTGGCGGGTATAGTTATAGTGGTTGCCAGTGCAGATATGGATAAGTTTTTAACAAAAGCTGGTTTATTTTCTGGATCATCTTGTATTCCAGTCGGTCCAATGTATCCAGTGTTATATCCAAAGAAATTTCTTCTACCAAAAAATATCATTGGTTTTGGATAATAACCAGTCCATGCTTTCATTGCATGTGTTTTGATTGGAGCTGCGCTAAATCCATTGGTATATGCACTTGGAGATTCATAATTAATATTTCCAGCTGTAGTTGCTGGAATTTGAGTATAATCTTGGGATGCCGTGCTTATGAATTCATTGAATTGACTTGTTTCAACTAATGTACTATCATCATAATATGTAATTGCTCCCTTACCATTACACCATGTAGGAGCGTTTGCAACATCAGTAAGAGTTGCTTCATACCAACTTTTAGAAGGACAACCACCACCAGTAGATTTACTACCACCGACCTGAAATGGAGATGGTCTAAACAATTCAGGAGCTGCACTTCCACCAACAGCAGTACTATAATCACCAGGATGCTTGTGGTATGGCATATGATTAATGCCCAATTTTCTACCTATGGTATAAATTGTTGTCGTAAATGCTGGATTTGTAATAGTGATATTTGTTTGACCAGTTCCACCAGTCATCTTACCAATGAAAGCAAGATCACTGTTTAAAGTAAAAACTAAATTTGTATCAGAAGAAATTAAAGTTGGAATTGATTTGGTAAAACCATCATCAACAACCAATGGTAGACTATTGGTATCAACCAATTGATTATAAGCATCAGATTGACCATATTGATATTTGGAATCAAATAACATCGATGGTTCAAGGTCCATCATAACTCTTCCAGTTAAATCTGGTATTTTAATTGTTCCTGTATAATGAGGAAAGTCTCCAGTAATACTAGTTCCACCATAACTATTTCCAAGAACAGATGATAGTAGAGGATATCTAGAAGCTTGATATACTCTACCATCACATAATATCCAACCAGTTGGAACATTAGAAAGTAATGTTCCATCATTACCGTCTCCCGCCCATGGCATAATTGTGCCAATTTTGGCGGTCTTCATTTTTTTGATTTGACCGTATGTTTGTGCCATAGGATTATAGTTCTACTAACCACCAACCACGAAGGTTTGCAGGGATTTCCGAAGCATTAGGATCATTAGGAGCATCAGTATTACCAACATATAGTAGACCGAATGCAGCATTTCTAGTTTGAACAACTAATTCACCGCCAGGATATGCTTGAGCGAGTAAACTTGTTCCAGAACCAGCAACCAATCTTGTTCCTACCGTGTCTCCCTGAATTGCAACTGCAGTATTATCTATTGGCAATGCTCTGATTACAAGGTTTGTATTGTAACTTAGGTTGCCAGTAAGTTCAACAAATCTAATGATGTCTCCAGTAACAGCGGTAGCTGGTAGATAGAGAACCATATTTCCACCACTTGTTAAGTTCAAGAGATAGTTATTATTTGGTTGTAATGGAGCATTTACAGTTTGTCCAATTCCAGTAGCGGATTGAGAAACATATGTCCATCTTCTACCACCATTAGCGGTGAAGTATTGAGTAATACCAAATGCATCAACAGATCCATCTTGATACATGATGAAGTCTTTTGGTCCAGTAGATGCAGCTCCAGCAGAACCTAAGTTATCAACATGTAGAATTTTTGTTGATGGTGATGCAGTTGAGAAGACTTGACCCTTGACATACAAGGATGATCCCATCTCAACTTTACCAGTTGCTCTTTCAACTTTGAAAGTCAACTCATTACTACATACTCCATTTTCTTGACACTGCTGATCATATACTTGAATATTACCGAAGATGTTTGCAAATCCATTGAGGTACATTCCGTTTTTACCAGTGTACTCATCAAGAATAGCTCCATCTCCAGAGTGTCCATCATCATTAGCAACGTTGAAGATCAAGGTAGTTCCATCACTACCGAACATTCTTAGATTTCCACTTGTAATGTTGAGATCATCATGAACTGTCAGTCTTCCTCCACCATAGTAATTCGTAATCTCATTTGTGACAGTATTGCGGAATGACTTAGGAAGTTTGACGTTGTATACTGGATCTACGTTTCCATTCTTACTATCTGGGTAGAAGAATTCTGTTCCAATTCTTATGATGTGCTCATAGTCAAGTTTTGGAGCAATAAGATCACCATTAACTAGTCTCAATCTAATCTTATTTGGATTTGTATTTGGAGATTCTACAGCAGTTCTGTTTGTTGCAGGAATTGCTTCTGCAAGAGTTGTTGTTCTAAGATCT